TAAGAAATTGATTACTATCATGCCAAACGTGAAGTACAAATCAGTTATCCAAAAATTAGACGTAAGTGGTATCGTACAAGATGCTTCTTGTGATTTCGTAACAAGTGGTTCAGTAGCAATCTCTGAACAAGTATTGACTCCAAAAGAGTTACAAGTGAACTTACAATTATGTAAGCAAGAGTTTGTAGATTCATGGGAAGCTTTACAATTAGGATATTCTGCGTTTGATACTATTCCAGCATCATTCAACGATTTCTTAGTATCTTACGTTGGTGGTAAAGTTGCTGAAGCAACTGAAACTGCAATCTGGCAAGGAACTAACACAAATGGTTCTTTCTCTGGATTCCAAACATTATTATCTGCTTCTATCGCAGCAGGTGGTGCTACAGCAGTAGTTGCAGCTAAAGATTCTGCAGGTGCTATCGCTTCTGGTTCTATCACATCTACAAACGTTATCGCTAAATTAGATGGTATCGTATCTTCTATCCCTGACACAGTTTATGGTAAAGAAGATTTAGTTATCTATGTAGGTACAGGTGTAGCTAAAGCATACCAACAAGCAACAGCAGGTCAAACATCAGCAACATCTTATGGTGCTAATGGTTACCAAAACCAATTCACTATCGGTGAAAAACCATACAACTTCAATGGTATTGATTTAGTACTTTGCCCAGGTTTAGGTGCTAACAAAATCGTTGCAGCTCAAAAATCTAACTTATTCTTCGGTACTGGTTTATTATCAGACCAAAATGAGGTTAGAGTATTGGATATGGCGAACTTAGACGGTTCACAAAACTATCGCATTGTGATGCGTTACACTGCAGGTGTTCAGTTCGGTATCGGTCAAGACATCGTTTACTACGGAGCATACTAATAAAACTTTATAAAAGGGTGGGTTCACTACCCACCTTTTTTTTTAACTAACACAATAAACGGGAAAATATTATGGCATTAACAGGTCTAAATTGTCAGTTATCTGCTGGACGTAATGAAGTATGTAAAGAGTCCGTTGGAGGTATACAAGGTGTTTATTTTATTAACTACTCAACAGGGTCATTTAGTAAAACAAACAACGAAGTAACGGCCGTTCCATCTGGTTCTACTTTATATTACTATGAATTAAAAGGTACGTCTGCATACACAGAGACAGTTAATTCATCAAGAGAAAATGGTACAACATTCTTTTCACAAGAGTTGACATTGAATTTGAAGAAATTGACAAATGAAATGACTACCCAATTAAAGTTGATGGCTTATGGCCGTCCTCAAATCATCGTATGGACACAAAATGGTGATGCGTTATTGTTAGGTGAGAAAGAAGGATGTGATGTAACTGCAGGAACGATTCAAACAGGAGGAAGTTTAGGAGACCTTTATGGTTATTCAGTAACTTTGACTGGACAAGAAAAATTACCAGCAGCATTTATCTCTGGCTCAAACACAACAAACGCTTTAGGTGGTTTAACACAAAACTTCTCTGTTGTATACGGTTCTAACTAATATACAGCATAACGAATAAATAAGGTGGGACAGAGTTCCACCTTTTTTTATGCCCTAACTATTTTAAGATAAAGTGATGTTATTATATAGAAAAGACTAAGATAATGCTACCATACTATATATCACAATCCAATTCTTACACGTTTAGAACCGAAAATACGGGTTCAACGTATAATGAGTTTACAATGAGTTTAACCGATATGATGGGGTTAAATACGTTTACAGGAAGTATGACTGATACGGAATTCACATCTTATGAGAATATACTAGCATTTACTGCAAGTATTAGTGGAGCATATGTAGGTTCTGAATATAGAATGAGAATGTATAATGGTGATTCCGTAGTTTGGAATGGTACTATACAAGTATTCGCATCACAATCAGAGGATAAATCAGTATATGAGAATAAGAATACACAATATATCTCAAATACATCCGAAAACAAATATGTAATATACGAATAATATGAAACAACAACAAAACTTTGCAATTGTAAATGTAAATAATAATCAATTACCGGTTATTAATGAGGATACAAAGACTCGTTATACGTGGGTGCCGTTTGGTGTTTATGGTGGAGATGATTTCTTTGATGCAGTAGTATCAGCATGGAACGTATCTACAACAAACGCAGCAGCAGTAGAAGGTATCGCCGATTTAATCTATGGTAAGGGGTTATATTCTAAGAATGAAGGGTTTAATGAACAATTACAAAGAATTATACCACAAGAGGAAACAAAACGTGTAGCATTCGATTTAAAGTTGTTTGGTAATGCAGCATATCAAGTATATTGGAATGATGACCACACAAAGGTAATTAAACTATATCACGTACCAGTACAAACAATCAGAGCAGAAAAGATTTACAACAATCCTCGTATAGAAAACTATTACTATTGTACTGATTGGCATGACCAACGTAAAGTAAAAGATAAGAAAAAGATTCCTGCATTTGGTACATCAAATGAAAAGATGGAGTTATTGTATATAAAGAACTATTGTCCTGGATTATACTATTACTCTTTACCAGATTGGGTTTCTGCATTACAACTTGCAATAAGTGAAGGTGAGATTTCAAATCTACACTTTAACAACATTACAAATGGTTTCTTACCAGCAGTAATGATTAACTTTAATAATGGAGTTCCTGCACCTGAAGAAAGACAAACAATTGAAGATTTAGTTCAGGCTAAGTTTACAGGTACTGATAATGCTGGTAGATTTATGTTATCATTTAATGATGACCCTGCATTAAAACCTACATTAGATGTAATCAATATTGATAACTTACATGAAAAGTATCAATACGTTGCAGAATATATTCAGGATAGAATCTTAGTTGCACATAGAGTTACTTCACCTTTATTATTCGGTATCCGTACTGCAAGTAATGGTTTCTCTTCTCAATCAGAGGAGATGAAAACGGCATTCTCTATTATGCAAACAATGACTATTTCTCCATTCCAAAATCTAATCTTAAATGCATTAGATATGGTATTAAATGAAGGTGGTTATGCTGAAACAGATTTATACTTCGAACAATTAACTCCATTAGTAATTCTTTCTACAACAGCAGAAGAGACTGGTAAGAGTATTGAACAAGTAGAAGATGAAACAAACAAAGCAATGGAGAACCCTGCAACAACAGAAGATGGTGTAGATGAAACAATCAATGATGCACCTGTAGAACAAGCAGAAGAAAGATTTGTAAGAAGTACACAAGCATTTTTTAAACAAAATTACGAATAAACAAAGACTATGGCATACGCATTATTTATAACTAGAAATGACATCATCAAAAACTCTCCATTACAAGGAGCGTTAGATGCTGATGCTCTATTACCATTCGTAAGAACAGCACAAGACAAGTATTTAAAGAACTTATTAGGAACGGTCTTATTCTTTTATCTTCAAGATAGAATTATAGATAATACTGTTGGTTCTTTGAGTTCTTATTATCAAGACCTATTAGATGATTATATTAAGAATACTTTGATATGGTACGCTTGTGTTGAATACATCCCTTTTAGCAGTGTCCAATTCAAATCTAATGGTAGTGTTAAACAAACATCAGAACAAGGAACAGCACCATCTAAAAGTGAAATAGATTACCTTTTAAGTAAGGCATTGAACAACGCAGATTATTATGCACTACGTTTACAAAATTATTTAATTGCATACTCAAACAATATACCTCAATATCTTGAATCAGTTGGTAATCAGACTCAGATTTATCCTGACCAATCGAATCAATATTTTGGTGGTATTCAATTATAAAAACTTATGGCAGCAATAGTACATAATTCAGGTGTAAACTATACACTTTATTACAACACAATCAATTTCTTTAAAACCATTATGAATAACCACCCCTCTATTGAGGTTGTTACTCATGGTGATATTGCTGATTTTGATACAAGAGAGTATCCTGCGTATCCAATTGGTAACATTAATATTCTAACTGCTGATTTTAGTGAGAATACAACGAACTATTCGATTGTACTAACTATTGCAGATAAGATTAAGAATCTTAATGATGAATCAGATGGTAGAACTAATGCTCAAACAATTCCCTTCAAAGGAGTAGATGATACAGTAGATATTCATGCTAATACTCTAGCAATCTTAAACGATTTA